CGCTGCGATCCACGAGTATGGGTTCAGCGGATCGGTTCAGGTTAAATCGTTTCAGCGTGAAATGACGAAAGCCTTTGGTAAGCCGATATCACCGACACAAGTAACTGTTAGGGCGCACACAAGAAATGTCAACATGCCAGAGCGCAGTTTTCTTCGGTCAACATTGCGGGAAATGAAATCGGAAATTGAGGAAGGATTACAGAAAGCTATAGCAAAAGAACTTAAAGCGATAAAGCCGTGACAGATAACAGGATAAAAGAATACTTAAAAAATCGGTTTTCATTCAGAGGCGCGTCGATTCTCGGTGTTTTAAACACAATAACAGCGGCAATCAGTAATAGAGTCCTTGTCCGCCATGTTGACGATGAAGGGAAGACTATTCGTTTTTCAATAAAGCGCGGAACTGATTTCAGGATAATAAAATGACCCGTGAATCGATATACAGCGCTCTCTTCGCGAAACTTTCTGGCATATCAGGGCTTGTAACCGTGAGCCGGCGATTGAAGCATTATAGCGACGTATCGCCATCAGAGCAGCCGGCGATGTTTGTAACGCAGGCCGCGCAATTTGTCAAGCAAACAAAAGGACTCCCGTCACAGTATACGCTTGAGGCCAAAATCTGGGTTTACACGAACGATCCGGATCCGACGAAAGCCCCTGCACAAGCAATCAATGACATTATGGATCAGGTAGATGCAATTCTGAAGCCGACGACACCAGACAACAAGCAGACGCTCGGCGGACTGGTGGAACACTGCTGGATTGACGGGGAGATTATAACGGACGAAGGGACGCTCGGAGATCAGTCCGTAGCGATCTATACCATAAAAATGCAAACAACAACATAAACAGGAAAAATCATGCCTCAATTCGTTTTCGGCCCCGGCAACATTTACGCGATCCCGCTTACCACTTACGACGGCACCGCAATTACCGTACCGACTCCCGTTCAGATCGGCACCATGCAGGCAGGCAGTGTTGATTTCTCGTGGGATATAAAAGAACTCTATGGACAGCGGCAGTTTCCAGTTGCTGCAGGGCGCGGAAAAGGTAAGATCGCAGGTAAAGCAACTTACGCGCAGTTTAACGCTGCAGCAGTCAACTCTCTCGTTTTCGGTCAGACTCAGACAAGTGCGCTTTGCGCTATTGTCAATGATGTGACAGGCACCGCAATCCCTGGTACGCCTTTTCAGATCACCGTCACCCCGCCACTGTCAGGCACGTGGCTTAATGACCTTGGCGTTATTATGAACGGCGTGCCGATGACGCAGGTCGCATCAGGCCCGACAACAGGACAGTATAGTCATGCTCTTGGAGTTTACACTTTCGCCACCGCCGATGTCGGCCAGATTGTGTTTATCAACTACTCGTACACCGCTGTTGCAGCAACAGCCGCGGATTTGATTATTTCAAATCCGTTCATGGGATATGCGCCGACATTTTCAGTGTCGTTCTCGATAAACTATAACGGGAAAAACGGCACGATCATTCTCAACTCCTGCACGTCAAGCAAGTTCAGTGTTGCGACAAAATTAGATGACTTCGCTATCCCTGAATTTGATTTCACGGGCTACGCGGACGCGAACCAGAAAGTGGGACGTATTTCTTTCAGCGATAAATAACCGGTAAAAAAGCAAAGGGAAAAAACAGCATGGTAAAAGGTGTGAAGTTTGAATTTGGTAACGGGGAGGCGCTGATTATCCCTCCCCTTTCCCTTGGTGCCATCGAAGTATTGGAAAATGAGCATGGCGAAGTGTCAACATGGTCCCCGAATGTTGAAATGGTGTGTAAGCTGGCCGGATTGTCGCTGAAGCGGAACTACCCAGACATGACGGATGATCATATCAAAAATGATTTGCTTGACGTCAGCAACATGCTCGACGTGTTTAACGCGGTGCTTGATATCGGCGGACTGGGAAGGAAAGCGCAAGAACAGGAAGAAAGCGCGGGGGAAAATCCGCCGGTGGAGAAAAAGTAGATTGGGATGAATTGTTCTTGCACCTTTCGATGAGCACAGGAATGGATATCGAGACGGTGCGAGACCAGTTTGATCTTCCCCGGCTCCACGCTTTTAACAGTTACACAGGAAAGTTCCCGCCATTACATGTAAGCGTCTCTAAGCTGGCCGCTTATTTCGGGGTATGGGAACCATCAAAAACCGCAGGAAAATCAGGACAGCCCGTGCAGAACATCTCAAACAAAGAAAATGACGCGGCAATCGCTCAATTCATAACCATGCTAGGCTGATGGGTAATAATGATACGCAGGTCAATGTAGGGTTTGGCGCAAGTACGGGAGACCTCGAACAAGGCGTAAAGCGCGTTAGTGATGCGATGACTTCTAATCTTGAGAAGATCATCTCGGACCTGCAAAAACTCAACTCATCATCGGGCACGTCCACGCAAAAGGTAGTGGCGGACGTGAAGAAGATGGAGGTTGAGACTGGCAATTCTTTCGGCAGGCTTAAAGACCTCATAACAGGCCATGTTGGTGGCGTTAAAGATGGCATCGAAGGTCTTGGCGGCGTTGTTGGCAAGTTCACGGGAATCTTTGCAGGATTGACAGTGCTCCTTGCCGGTGGTGCAGCGTTTTCAGCATCGATCAATGCGTTCAAGGATGAGACGGCTGAGGTTAAGCGGTTAATGAACGGCCTCGGAATGACTTCAGAGGAAGCCTCAAAGTTCAACACTCAACTCAAACTTGTCGGCATGTCTTCAGAAGAATATGTCGGCATCGCTATGAAGTTCAACCGGCAACTCAAGACGAATGAGGCTGGTCTTGTCAGTATGGGGGTTGTCACACGTGACGGAAACGGCAAGCTGCTTGACCAGCAAACCTTGCTGAAGAACGCCACGGCAACAATGATGACATACAAAGACGGGGTTGACCGTAATGAGGCCGCTATGACAATGTTCGGTCGGTCAGCAGAATCTGCGTATGCTTTGCTCAAGCTCAATGAGCAGACTACAGCAAGAGCGTCAGAGCTTACCCGGATATTTGGCCGAGAGCTGGATGATGTCGCGATGGCAAAAGCGAAAAGCTATAAGATGGCAATGTCCGAGGTGAAGATTGTCAACGAGTCCCTTATGGCCCATATCGGCGAAGCTCTTATGCCAGGGTTAACCGCACTTGGAAAAACATTTGTTGGAGTAGCGGAAGTCGCCATGCCGAAAATGATAGCGGGCACCAAGGCGATTGGGGACGCCGTAATACGGATGGCTGAGGTTATCGAGAACAATAAAACAGGTATCGCCAATGCGTTTCAGTTTATCGGCGAAAAAATAGCATGGACTGTTGATAGGTTTGCGGCTTTCGGCAATGCGGTAGCCTTGTTCAATAAAATGAAAGAGGGAAAAGTATCTGTATGGGACTGGATGACTGCAAGTCCTGAAGATGCAAAAAGATTAGCAAGTGCCGGTCAGAAGCCCTCAGCACCTACCGCGACAACCCCGGATGCAAAAGTTGGCGCGACAGGAACCCGCGACTTTGTATCCCCTGAAAAAGCAGGGAAAGGCGGGGGAAGCGCAGAAGAAAGCTACGTCCCGAAATGGGAGGCTCAACTTGCAGAGGCAAAAGTATACTACTCCGCAACTCATGACCTGCAAGAATTAAGCAAGCAGCAGGAAATACTATTCTGGCAGTCAGCGATTGATCAAGCCGGAACAAGCGAAAAAGAAAAGCTTGAAATATCTCGTAAGATATCGCGGTTGCGGCTTGAAATTCAGAAAGAAGAGCGGAAGACGGCGCAGGGGCTTGCAAACGAGTCCATTAAGGCAGAGCAGGCCGCCGCCATGAGCAGCCTCGCACTTGATGAAGAAGCTGCAAAAACAAAGTATGAACTCGATCAAACGTCATTTGCAGGGTACCAAAAACAGCTCATAGAGTTTGAGAACCGAAAGTTTGAGATTGAGCAAGCGGCTCAGGAAAAGCTTATCGCTCTCGATAAGAACAATCCGAACAATGCTGTAAAAGTAAGCCAGGATAACGCCAAGTTATTGCAGCTCGCGCAGGAGCACGGGCTTGCGGTGCGGAAAATTGAGGACGCGACAGTAAAGGAATCGGCTAAAAAGTGGAACGATCTTTTTAAATCGATCAGCGATGGATTCGGGAAATCAATCGGCGGGTTTATTGTCGGAACAAAAAACTTTCAGTCCGCTATGCTTGGTGTCTGGCAAGGAATACAAGGCGCGTTTGAGACGATGATCGGGAATATGATAGCAAAATGGACGGCAGGGGAGTTGGCAAAGCTTGCAGTAACACTTGGAATACTTCCTGCTCAGGCGTCTGGCGAAGCGGCGGCATCAGCAACAAACATAGCGACAAAAAAAGCTGAAGCAGCAATGACTATACCGGCATCAGCCGGTATAGCAGCGGGAGAGGCAGCCGCATCCGTTGCAGGAATCCCTGTCGTTGGCCCTGAAATGGCAGCCGCAGCCTATGCGTCAACTATGGCTATGGTAATGTCTGGTTTGGCTGTCGCATCGGCATCCGGTGGATACGATATCCCCGCAGGAATAAACCCCATCACGCAGCTTCACCAAAGCGAGATGGTACTACCTGCAAAGTATGCGGATGTTATCCGAGGCATGGCCGGGAGTTCATCGCCGGCAGGCGCAACGACAAGCGGAGGGGATATTCACCTGCACGTCAATGCGGTTGATGCTCATTCAGTGAGGAGATTATTCCAGGACAACGGCTCGGCGCTGGCGGACAGTTTGAAACACCAAATTAGGAACCTGAAACGATGAGCAGCAACGCCATTTTCCCTGCACTACCAGGCATTACATGGGACACAATTAAGACACCGATATTCAACACGATCATCAAAAAGGCGGTATCTGGCAGAGAGACTCGTGTTGCTTATATGGCCGCACCAATGTACAGTTTCAAGCTTAATTTTGAGTTCCTACGGGACAAAATGAGTGTGCAGGTTCCAGCATCCCCATTCGATGAGCTTAAACAGCTCATGGGGTTTTTCATCAGCAGGCAAGGGTCGTTTGATTCGTTTTTGTTTGAGGACACAACAGACAATCTCGCAACATCTCAGCAGTTCGGGACAGGCAACGGCTCAACAACAACGTTTCAGCTTGCCAGAGATTTCGGGGGAGGAACAAGTTTCCTTGAGCCGGTCATGAACATCAACGGGACTCCAACTATAACAGGCGGGTCGGTATCGTCAATCAGCAGCACAGGAGTTGTGACATTCTCATCAGCTCCAGCAAATGGCTCGGCGTTGATCTGGACAGGCAATTACTATTTCCGTTGCCGTTTCGACACCGACACAACGGATTTTCAACAGCTCATGCAGGACTACTGGACAAACGGCGGTTTGACATTGTACGGATCACTCAGCAACAAATTATAATGAAAACACCTACAGGAAGCCTCACCAGTGCATATTTATTAGCCCATAGTCAATTCATCGTCGTTGACCTTTACACGCTCTCAGTGGTCAATACAGCATGGGCAAGCGGCCTGTCCGTAACCTACACCAATTACTACTATTCCGGCTCAGATTACGATGTAGTAAATGGAGGACATACGTTCAAAGGCAACGATGCAATTTTCTCACGCGACGGATTAAAACAGACGATAGGGCTGGAAGTCGCAACGATGAACATCACGATCAATGCTACCGCATCGATGCTTGTTCTTGGAGTCCCATTCATGCAGGCGATAACTCAGGGAGTACTGGACGGGGCCTTGGTTAAGGTAGATCGCGCATTTCTCGACCTCAACACGGACCATTCTGTTATCGGGACGGTCAATTGGTTTACCGGGCACGTTGCCAAGGCTTCACCAAGCCGGAACGGAGCATCAATTACGATCAACTCTTTGACTGACCTACTGAACGTCAACGTTCCTCGAAACGTCTACCAGGCAGCTTGCCAGAATTCGCTTTATGATGGAGCTTGCACTTTATCGAGATCCTCATATTCCGTAGCAGGAACCGTAAGTACGATCACCGGCACGAGTCTCACAATTTCAGGGGCCGCGGCAAGCCAATCTGCGGGATACTGGACTCAGGGAGGTATAATCTTTACGTCTGGAGCGGCAAACGGTGAAGCAAGAACTGTAAAGTCATGGGTAGGTGGGGTTCTTACTCTTCTCAGTCCATTCCCTATATCTCCGGTAGCAGGCGACACGTTTATGATTTATGCGGGATGCGACAAACAGCTTACGACATGCCAGACAAAATTCAGTAATGGCGCGAATTTTAAAGGGCAACCGTTTGTGCCAATACCAGAAACGGTTGTATGAGAGAAAAAGTAATCCAGGAAGCAAGGACATGGTTATCGACACCTTACCATCACCACGCCGCCATCAAGGGGGTAGGAGTGGACTGCGCACAGATACTCATCGAAGTTTATGCCGCAGCCGGAGTTGTTGAGAAAGTTGATGTTGGAGACTACCCTCACGATTGGCATCTGCATCGAGCAGAGGAAAAGTATCTGTGGTGGATTAAAAAGTATTGCAGGAAAATAACTGTCCCGAAAATGGGGGATATAGCACTTTTCACTTTTGGCCGATGCGTCTCTCATGCTGCGATTATTGTCAATTGGCCGGGAGAGCTTATCCACTCATATATCAGACAAGGGGTTGTTCTTGCGGCTGCAGACGATGCGGAACTCAGGGGCAGGTTACATTCATTTTGGCGACCAAAAGGATTAAAGTAAATGGCTGGATTATTTGTTCATACGCCTTCAAGCAACTCTTCAGTGCAACCTGCAGCCCTCGGGCTGTCAGTTTCGACTTCTGTCTACGGTTTAACGCTCCCTGTGATTTATGGGGCAACAAGAGTGCCGGGCAATATGATATGGTACGGAGCGTTCACGGCCACACCACAGTATACTCAATCAAGCTCAGGGAAGGGCGGTGGCAGCCAAACGACTCAGACTGGGTATGGATATTCCGCTTCATTCATGCTTGGCCTTTGTGAAGGGCCAATCGTCAGCATCAATGCAGTATGGAATAATGGCGTCCTGGATACAACAGACACCTTCACCACATTCACGGGAGGTACAGCACAAGCCGCATGGGGATACCTGACAACACTGGATCCGACAAAAGCACTTGCCTATAGGAACATCTCCTATATCGCAGCCGCAAATTTCAATCTTGGCGGATCTCCCTCTCTTCCTCAACTCACTTTTGAGGTTTTTGGCCATGGATACGGCTCAAGCGTCACAGGCGTGCCGGACGTCGATCCAGTATTCATCATCACCGATTTATTAACCAATGCTCGGTACGGAGCGGGGTTTCCTTCCGCAAATATCGGCACATGGACAAGCTACAAGGCATATTGTATAGCAAACGGCCTGCTCTTTTCGCCATCGTACGACACATCCGCAACCGCAGCAAAAGCGATAACCGAACTACTGGCGCTGACGAATTCAGAAGCATATTTCAGCGAGGGATTGCTAAAGATAACGCCGTATGGAGACACCGCGATAACGGCGAACGGTTACACCTACACACCTAATGTCACGCCAATCTATGAGCTTGGAGACGATGCGTTTCTTGCAAGCGCATCAGACCCTGTGTTGATCGAAAGGGGATCACAGGCGGATGCTTATAACCAGATCGATATCGAGTGTCTCGACAGATCAAACAGTTACAACAAATCGTCTATAAGAGCAACCGATCAGGTTAATATTGACGTTTACGGACTTCGCGCGATGTCGAGTGTCACTGCTCATCAGATATGTAATACCAGTATCGCACAATCATGCGCGCAGCTTGTCTTGCAGCGTAATTTGTATATCAGAAATAAATATACCTTTACCCTTCCAATAAATTACATCTTGCTTGAGCCTACCGATTATGTAACGCTTGATGATTCGGCTCTCGGACTTGTGCAAACCCCTGTCAGGATTTTGACGATTGACGAAAGCGGAGACGAGTTATTGATCACGGCAGAAGACGCTCCTCCTGGTGTTGGCTCTCATGCGATCTATGGCACGCAATCCGGCGGCGGTGGCGGGGTAAACAACCTTGTCCAGCCGGGAAACACGGGGACACCAAATATTTTTGTGCCTCCGAGCGTATTGACGGCGACAGGCCTTGAAGTCTGGATGGGTGCTTATGGAGTAACTCCCTCAACATGGGGAGGTTGTGAAGTATGGGTGAGTTATGACAACGTAAGTTACGGATATGCTGGTTCAATAGATTCCCCGGCAAGAATGGGCACGCTAACAGCGACACTTGCGACGGGAACCGATCCCGACACCACAAACACGCTATCGGTCAATGTCCTGAGTTGTCAAGCGATGGGAAGTGCTACAGTTGCAGAGTGGAACAATTATGCAAGTCTTACGCTTGTTGATGGCGAATATATCGCATACCAGACTGCAACTCTCACATCAGCAAACCGATACAATCTCACAACGCTGCACCGTGGGCTTTACGGGTCATCGATTGCAAATCATGCGGAC